CAAACGACTGGACGCTGACCTGGATTCGCCGCACGCGCATCGGCGGCGCCTGGCGAGATCTGGTTGATGCTTCGCTCGGAGAAGCCTCTGAACTCTACGACGTGGAGATATACAGCAGCGGCGCCTATACCACGCTCAAGCGCACATTCTCCAGCCTTGCCAGCGCCACGACACCCTATACCAGCGCACAGCAGGTCACCGATTTCGGCAGCAATCAGGCAACGCTCTACGTCAAGATTTATCAACTCTCCGCAACCGTCGGGCGCGGCTACCCGCTCACAACGTCGATTACGAGGTAACTCATGTCCAATTCAACAGTCACTTTTGACTCTATCGCACAATCCCAAGCCAGCAAGGAAGTTACTGCAAACGCCTACTTCGACGCCGCCAGCCCGGCGACATTGTTTGGGCGCAGGCAATCGACGACGTCCGGCCTGACGTGGGGATACTACGGCGGAACGATCATGGTTGATGCCGCCTTGGCACAAATCGCCAACGGCACGTTGGCGCTTACCGCGTCGGTGGCGAATTTTATCGAAGCAACACGGGCCGGCGTCATAAGTAGTAACACATCTGCGTGGACGCCGGGGAAGATTCCGCTGTACCTCGTTTGGACCGATGTTTCGACGGTCACTTCATATAACGACTACCGCCTTACAGCCTTCCGCCGAGCGGGCAGGCTTGCGAAAACCATGACGGACGCCAACACAACCCTTGCTGCCAACGAGGAACGGAACGAGATTCTCGAATTCACCGGAACGCTGACGGTTCAGAGGAACATCGTGCTGCCGCTCGGCGCGCAGCAATGGACGGTCTTCAATAACACCACGGGTGGGTTCGGCTTGCAGTTCATCGGAGCGACTGGAACCGGCGTTGTCGTTGCCGCCGGAAAGCGCGCCATCGTCTATGCGGATGGCACGAACGTGGTGCGCGCGACGGCGGATGTGTGATGAACTAGTTGCAGGCTTCCTCAACGTCGTCTTCCTCGTCTTCCTCGTCCGCATCCTCGGACAAGACATCATTGAGGAACCCTATCTGCTTCAAAATCTTGTTGGCCTCGGCTTCGTACCATTCGTAGTTGATGTCCAGCGGGAATTCAGCGGGCAGTTCCATGCAGGGCTTCGCACCAATCGACCGGGGAACCATGTTGCCGGATTTCGCATAGACAATATGTCCCTGCTCCCCGACCGCGTAATACCAGCGGATCGCCTTGCCCAGGTATTCGCCGTTCTTGACGGCGCCGCCCTTGACCGTCCGCACCGAAAAGAAACGCCGGATATCTCGGCAAGCATAGATCGTTTCATGTACCGGAATACCTGTGGTCAACATCTTCTCGACCGCGTCACTGCAAATCTGGGAGGTCGGGTTTTTAGCTAGGATGCTGTTTCGACTTGACCCGCGTTCCGAATATACGCCTTTCACCTTGCAACCACTCGCCTCAGCAAGCCAGTTTCCCGTCGCTTTGTCGCGTTTCTGTTTCACGGCGAAGTAGTTATTAACGTCCCGGGAAAAAACGCCCAGATAGCGCGTTTCCTCAGTTTCAAAGCCGGTGTCCGCTTCCCATTGAGCAATTATTGCATTCAACTCATCTTGGCGCGCTTTCGGACACTTGACGATAATTCCATCGGTGTTGGCACTGACCACAGGTATTCCGATCAACTCGATCCGCTCAATGAGCATGAGCAGGGACAACTGGCCGGTAATGGTGACTTGGATCAAAAGGTCTGGCGAATATAAAACCGAGTACATGCTGCCTAGCTTTCCGAACGAACCGTTAACCACAATTTTAAGACTATCGGCGATGGTTGTCTGTCCAGCATGTTTTGCCGCCAGCCGGTCATTCACTTGTCGGTTGTACGCTTTCAAGAACGGCGCGCCCAGATGGGCAGGAGCGAGTAGGCAGTTGAGAATGATTCTCGGGTAGTAAGAAGCTACGTCCCGATCCAGCAGAACGGTGTCGGCGTCCGCAATATGGGCGGCACGCTTTTCCGAACTGTGCAACCCGCCAACGCCCATCCGATAAACGCCATTACCGATCTGAATCTTCAGCCCCTTGATTTCCTCGGGCATGAGCATGCTTCCATTGTTACCGACCTGAAACCATGCCGTCATGACCCGAGATAGCACCCAGTTCATTAGTTCGGTCTTGTACTGGATGAACTTGGGTACATGGTAGCGATACATCGTTCCGGGTGCCACGGTTGGGCGCGGCAAACGGGCTTGACCGGTCAGCTTGGCGATCTCGGAAGAAAGCACCGCCTCGGCGATCTGAGCATCGGAATGGGAGCGCAGATCAATACCGTACTCGACCGACATCTTTTCCCGCAGCGTGATATCTGGCAGCAATTCGCGGTACAGCAATTCGGTGTTGTCTAGGTCGTTGAAACAATACCAGCGAGTAATGGCGATCTGATCCGGGCTCAAAAATGTTCCAGGAACAAAGGGGAGGTCTTGCATTCTTTTAGCATGCAGGCGACCGGCGAGCAGCTTGAGCGAAGGGTGCAGGGCGACGAGTTCGAATAGGTCAATGTGGTTAACTTTTACTCGTTTGCTTTTGAAACGCCGGAGGACGTGGTGCGGCCGGACATCTCGTCCGCCGTTGATTATTGCATCTGTAGCAATGAACAGGTCGGCGGGCGAACGTCCGGTAAGGGCAATCGAAACAATCGGAACATCATACTTATCCCCGTTGAAGTCGACTATGATGAAAGATTGCAAAACCCAAAGCAATTTGGATATATTTAAAGTTTCACCTTCGCCCATCTCAAAATAAACGATCTTGCCGCTTTCAACGGATTTGAAGGCGACCAGGAAATAATTTGGATAGCATTCGATATCCCACACCAATCGCTCCTCAGCGGCTGCGGCTTGGCCCAGTTCAAAATCAGTGAATAACGAAGGGCGAGTGGTTAACGCCTGTTCGAGCCCGGGAAGATAATCGGGACTCAACCAAACGGGATCAGGCGGAATGCACTTCGGTTTTTCTTTCTTGGGCGGCTTTGGTGGTGGTGTGTCGTCCCAGAAAAACCCGCAGACATCAGAACGGGCCATTGCGTATTCTCCAAAGTTCGGTCGCTTGGCATGCGTGACCCTGTTTCCCGAAGATATCAGACAATCCGGTCGCCGCTCTAAGTACGGCAAGCAAATGTTGATTTTCTTTTAAAATGTACCAATCCCACAACTGAGAATAGATCAAGCGGGTCTCGTTTTCATTGGTCGGCCGTCGCCCTTTCGCTTCCTTCCAATGTAACCCTGTCTGCCCGTCGGCGAAGCATTTTGCCGCTTGATATATTTCTTCGATTGAGCGGTTGTTATCGGCTTTGATTCTGGCATAGAACGCGCTAAACCGTTTATCACCTTTTCCGCTGCATTCAAGAAAAGGCGGTTCGCCGTAGCGCAGCATTACTCCAGCATCCCGACAATTGCCCCTCTAATGCGTTCCCCTCGGAAAGCACAGGGCGCTGGGTATGAGGAAAGGTCAATCGACAGGGCAACGCCTTCGAGCAGGCGCAGTTGTTTGAGACTGAAACATGCTGGCACATTGATCCCAGCAAGATCTACCTCGGCACCGCCGCCGTCTGCTCGGCTAGTGGCGATTGCGTTGTCCTTGATAAACACTCGTTCCAAGTCGTCAGCGAAGGGCGTGAGGTCTTCAAGGCCTTGCCACAAGCCTTCTGGCACAGGAACAAGGGCCGCTGGCATGTCTAAAATCTTCCCAAGGTCAGGCCAATCGGTCGGGTACGTTTGGGTTCTCAACCAGCGGTCGCCGCTGAAGTGAAAAGTTACGCTATTGTCAGCAACCTGTAAGGCTATTGGTTCTTCGTTGATCCGAAGCAGTTCGGTGACCGCGGCCTTCGGTATGTTGATCTGGGCAGGGAAATGATACCCTAGCCAATACTCGATCAAGCAGACGTTATTGGTGGCGAATGCCGATTGGTCACGGAGCAGGATTCCCCTTGCCCATGGTCGGGAGGCATCCTCGGCAATGAAGCGGGAAAGCAACTTCATGACGCCCAGCAGTTCGCCGTTCAAAGGAACGATCTCGCCTGCTGGCACCATCTCGGGAAACTCCTCGGTGATGCAATCCACAAATGCCTTGAATCCTCCCGATTTAATGGCAAGCCGGTTATTTGTGGTCACATGGATTGCTATGGTGTCGCGGCAAGTTTGAATCGCCTTGATAAATGGCAACGCCTTTGGGCAGACATCAAGATTGAGATCAATAGGGCAACACAAGCCCATCATGCCGTTATAGCCGCGGATCGTTCCGCCTTGAATATGGAAGTGTTGGAGGACCGGGACAAAATCTTTCTTGGCCACTGCGCCCTGCACAAAACGTAAAGCGTCAAGCATCAAACATTCCTTCCCAGATGAATAGCCGTATTGTTGTTTCCACCTCTCGCGGCGGAGCAATCAAATTGCCAAACCCATCGTCCTGTTCCCACTGACAAAGAATCTGGAAATGGGGTTTAATTTGAACAGCCATTAAAATAACTCCGTCTGTGGTCGTTTGAAAACTTCAACCCTGCCCGCCTCGCCCTCTTTCGGGAACGCCCAGCAGTTGAATGCCCAGCGGCTAACGTATTCATTGGCAAGACGCTCGGGGTCGAATCCTTGTCTTTCAATGTAGTTAATTATTGCTTGCTTTTGCGGGTTCGCGTAAGTGGTTAAGTGCTGATTTTCCAGTTTTCTGGATGACGACTTGGAAGAAATATTGACCTGGCCGACCCCGGGAAGAAGCAGCATTCCGTTCGCCGCCCATTGAACCCAGGTGGATGAATCGACCGAGAACCAAGGGTAACGCTTCATGAGGGGCAGGGAGGTGAGACCGAAACCATGCACTTTAATTTTCGGACGCCCTGCACCATCGCAAAGGTAACGTTCCCACAATCGGTCAAGCCAATGGATCAACTGAGGCGTTGAGATCGGAACCATGCCGCCCAGCGTGATATAGTCATAGTTTGCAATATAATGTTCCAGGTACCTTTCATCCTCGCCATAGTGAAAGCAAGGCAACGGCTTGACGCCCAGCGCCTCCATGGCCATCTGATTCTGATAGGTCAGCAAGGGGTCGCCGATGCCGTCAAGTACTGAGGCGCATAGCACGCCATCTATGACCTGTATGATGTCCGCGTTCTTTTTGATGTACTCACAATAGCCCGGTAGATCAACCTGCACGCCTTTGGTGAAGGCCGAGAACGCGCCCGAGTCAAGGAACACGGTTTTGCCGTCTTGTCGGATTTTCTTAACTGCGGATTCGCGGTAGATGTAGTGATAGGATTCAAGATAATGCTTGACGCCGACCCGGGCTTCTTTCTCAGCATTGGTCAATTTTTTGAAGACCGTTCCTTCCAAGTTGAAATTGGAAGTATAAAGCCCAGCAAGAAACAACCGCATGCTCATTGAGTCAATACCACCAAGTAGATACGAAAATCACCATTGACGAATGCCGGGGCATGCTCGGGGTCGGATACAATTCGGTGCAGGGTTTCGACCTCGGCCCATTTCCCAGTAAGTATTCTGTAAATTCCACCATCGTGGCGAACGTCAAGTCCGGCGCTCTTCAACGCGGCGATCTGTCGAATTGACGCGGCGGCAGTATGTGCGGTTTTCATGGAACAATCCCTCGTCAGATGAATTAAAAGGTTCCGCCCAATTTGCAAAGGTCGCTTCAAGCGGTCTAATTTCAATCTCGACGACTTCAAGTTCGACAACCTCGTATGCTTTGCTCACGTTGTTTCTCCTGACAGGCTGAAAGAACCCCGGGACGCCGGGGTGGGTTTTGATTACAGAGCAAAGCAATTTGTGGCGTCGAAGATGCAGTCGGCAAGCATGCCGGCGATAGCAGTTGGATGCTCAGACCCAAGATCAAAATCGTCGGATTCGACAATTTCAGGGTGAGCGGTGGCAAATTCACGCAAGGCGAGTTCAATGCAGGTTTTTTGGTTTTCGGAAATTTCGATTGTATATAGAGCAGACATAACGTTCCCCTTTGAAACGGTTGATTGGAATACTCATTATAACCAACCGAACCAAAAAGACAACTATTATTTAGTCGCCAATCTTGCACGTTGAGCTTCTGACATTTTTTGAATAGAAGTAAATTTATGCTTTCTTCCAAAAAAGGGATTGAGCGGGCCGCATTTTCCGAACATAGGATTAGCTGCTCCAAACCTCGGTAAGGTTTTTGCCCGGCCTTTTAACTTTTTATCTAACCCGTTTATTGCCGGATCACCTAAAAATAAATGTGCTGGGCTTATGCAGCATGTTACATCGCACCGATGGAGAACGTGAGCATCTTTTGGAATAGGCCCGATAAAATGAGAGTATGACAAACGATGTGCTTTATCTGTCCAAACTTTTCCGTAAGATGATCCGCGAATAACCCCGTACCCGTCTTTATCTGTTGCGCCCAGCCAAACCCAGCAACCGCTTTCCGTAACCCGTTCGAATTTGGAAAGCTTTCGCTCAAGCGGTAAAGAAGAACCGGCGATCATTAAACCGCCTTGCTATTGCTACAAAGCGTTAAAAATTCGGTTCTTGCTTTGTTATCGTCTTTCATTACTCCTCTAAGGGCAGAGGTGATAGTTACCGACCCTTGTTGTCTCACCCCTCTAGACTCGATACACAAATGGCGCGCTGTGATTACAACGCCAACACCCAGCGGAGCGAGGTGTTCCTGCAAAGCGTCTGCGATTTGGTTAGTCAGACGCTCTTGCACTTGCAGGCGACGAGCGAAGGCATCCACTACCCGCGACAACTTTGATAACCCGACGATTCGACCATTCGGAACATAGGCAACAGTCGCCGTGCCAAAAAACGGAGCCATGTGGTGCTCACAATGCGTGTAGAACGGAATGTCTTTAACCACGATCATTTCGTCACAGCCATCTGCCCCGTCCTCGAAGCATTTGAGAATCGACTTAATGTCCGCGTTGTACCCGCCTGCCCAATGCGCCCATGCTTTGACCACTCGTTTGGGCGTGTCAAGCAATCCTCCACGTTTCGGGTCTTCCCCGATAAATTGCAGAATGCGAATTACATTATCTTCGATCCCTTCTTCGACTTCATTTTCCCAAGGGAACACCACCCAGCTGTTTTGGAATTCGCTGCCGCTGATCCTTTTGTCAATCAAAGCAAAAAAAAGCTTGCCCCGACCTTCCCAGCGATCCTTAGTAGTGCCTGAGTCAATGAGATCATCCACAACAATATCAGCACTGTGCCAATCCTCAGTTGCCACAAAAGTGGTTGGCGATTGTGCTTCGAGGATGAGGGCGACCGGAACTCCTCCTCGCGGAACGCCATAGGTCTTCAACGGCATTCTAATCTCCATACCGAGAGTTTCGGTGCTGACGGCAACCCAGGTCAAAACCTCGTCCGTTAGCACTCTACACAATTCTTTAACCTTCTCCAATGTTAACTTGATCTTCATCTCAATCCCTTTCGAGTTTATAAGTGCAGGAACATTTCCGGGTTTCTTCGATTGTCACTTCGAGCAATATGCAACCGGTGCCTTCCAGCTGGCGAGGGCCGATGTATTTGACCAAATACATTGCCATGTTTTCTGCGGTCGGATTAAAAATGGTGCCAAAGACAGTTTCATCCAAAGCAGCGAGCACGCCCATCCACGGATCATTGACAAACACCAGAAACTTGTGGTCCCAATTTTCTTCCAACCACATGCACAAGCGTTCTTTTATGACCGAGAAATCCATAACTCGGCCAACTGAATCAAGGCACTCGGCTTCGACCGTGAAATGGACGCGATAATTGTGGCCATGCAAATGTGCGCATTTTGACTCGTGGCCGAATACGCGATGGCCGACTGAGATGTCGTGGTAACGAGACGCCGTTATGCTCATGCCACAATCCTTTTTCCGCGAACTATAAACGGCGACGCTTTAAGGGAATTTAGTCGCCCGAATCCGGCAATATACTCAGTGATAGCACTGATATAGGCATGCTCAAGCGACTGCGCATGAGGCTTGGGAGGAAAGGCGCCCGCTGATCGGACTTTTCCTTTCCGCACTGGGATTTTCCTAGTTTTCATTTTGAGATTTGCTCCGTGATATTTTGCAACTACTCTGTTGGTTAGAGGCCTTCGTAATTCGGGGTGTTCGGCAACTCCATCAGCCCTTCACGGTTTGCCCGGAGAACCAAAGGATCAGGAAATCCTGCTTCCAAAAACCCCTTGGCTCTGAGCAGTGTAGCGTGATCTTTGCCAATTGGAGGATAGGCGCCATCATATGCTGTATGTGTCCATGCCAATGCGTTCCAGCATTCAGGGCCGAGAGTAGAAGCTAGAAGAACGCTTTGCGCTTTGGTCAAATTCATCAGCGGAGTGTGGATCGAAACAGTCGAGAAGGGGTCATTGTTGTCATAACCAAAGCCCAAGCGAATCGCACGTTGAGCGGCAACAATGAACACTTGTCGGCAATCGGGATACCCGCCAAAATCTTCTTGGCATACGCCGGTTACCAGGTTAAAGATTCCGCGGGCGTATGCATGATTCGCCGCAAGCGTCAAAAACAGCAAATTACGACCTGGGACAAAAGTCTTTTCCAAACCGCCCGGAAGGCTGTGCATATCGGCATATTGCTCAAGCTCATTGCTGCTCACCAATGGTGACGAACCTTGGAGGATCGGACCGACCTCGATAATGCAATGTTCAACTACACGAGGGGCGGACTTAACCACCGCCTTGGCTGCTTCCAATTCCCGAGCATGCCGTTGTCCATAGTCGTATGTGACAGCATATACCTCGTTGAAATTCCGAAGCGCCCAAAAAAGGCAAGTTGTTGAATCCTGACCGCCTGATAAAATAACCAATGCTTTTTTCATCATGTCGTCCTATTCGAGATTGATAAGTTTATGTAACTGCACGCCCAGCGTATACCCGTGTTTCAAGCAACTGGCAATGCAGGCATCCAGATGTCGATTGGGAAATCCGCTTACATGGTCGTCAATTGGTTGCAAGTAAATGTTACCAGAAAACCCGCCCGGCGGGCGAGCAAGTTTGCCTGAATTTGGATGACCTAGTGCTGTCAATGGCAACCCGTCTTCCGGACAAACACTGTCAGCATGAAGAACATACTTGAAGGCAAGAATCTTCGGAAGCAGTTTCTTGTTAATGGTTCCGGTCTTGGGGCTACAAACTATCGAAAATGTTCCCCATGGAAGTTCTTGATAAAGAGTGCCGTTAGTTTCGATCTGCACGCGAAACCACTTGAGATAAAGACCCTGCACTAGATCATACAAATTTTGCCGGAACGGTTCCCCACCTGTGATAACCACAAGCGGGAGGGTCCGGGCGTTAGAGTTCGACAACTTAGTGACCGCTGCAATTACTTCCTCAGTCTTCATGCTTGTGCGCTGGGATGTATAGTCAGTGTCGCAGGCAGGGCATTGCAAATTGCAACCGGCCAGGCGAATGAAAATTGCAGGTTGTCCGACAAATGGTCCTTCGCCTTGTATGGTTGGGAAAATCGAATGCACGTCATAACTTCGAGTGGTGTAATGGGCGGATTTTTCAATCGCCTGGCTGTTTATTTTAAGCATTTCAATCCTCGATCAAAACGAAAAAGGGGCAGCAATCGCCGCCCCTTTTTATGTTAGCTTTCTGTCAATTCCGCGGTTAGTCGACCTTCTCAGCTTCAATCGAAACGTCCGGACCGGCCGCATCAATAGCCGCCTTGGCACCCTCGCTTGCCGCTTGTGCAACCTCGGCGTTGTTCTTCTCCGCCTGTTCCTTTGCAGCTTTTTCAACGGCTTTGGCTTCAGCCTTTGCCTTACGTTCTTCTGCGGCCTTTGCTTTTGCGGCCTTTTTTTCCTCAGCCCGGGCTGCTTTTTCTTCCGGGGTCTTGGAATTGGTCAGGCCGTAATACTTGCGCCACTTGCCATGCTGGGTCGCCGCAGTTGCCTTATTGACGCCCTCGGCCTCGGCCAGCTTGATAACCTCACCGCGTTCCGCCGGAGAGGTATTCTTGAGGGATAATTCTTCGCAGATTGACCAGACCTTGCCGCAGGTCGTACCGTCTTTCGGGCGCGCTACGCCGTTTTGAATATCTTTGATGACCGGGGTGGCAGGGGTCTTGGTTTCGGTTTGTGCGGCTTCGATCTCGGGGTTTTGTTTCTTTCCCATTTTTGTTCTCCATGTTTGTTAAAATAAAAAGTCTGCTTGACTGCCCCCCAATGGTACAGACAAGCTATTGTTAAAACAAGTCAGAGGTTCGCTATTTTGGATGCCTTGTATTTGCTGTACTGAGTCGCAGCAGTTGCCTTATTGATCCCTTCACTTTCGCAAGCCGCAATGATAGCATCTCGCAAAGGTTTCCAGTCGGTGGTTGCCGTCACCGCAGGATGAGCAGCGAGCACGCGGTCAGCAATGATCCAAACTTTTCCAGTGGTCGAGGTCGCGGCCGGGGCTTCGCCAGGCTTTTGAGGCGTTCTCGGCATCGCCTTTTTGACCAGCTTTGCCTCGGGCTTATGCTCGCCTTCGTCCTCGGGCGGCGGGGCGATCTTTGCCACTTCGGCTTCGAGCAGTTCAATTGACGTGCCGTCCGGCAAGACCTGCTGGGCAGCGTGTAGGCATTCGGTGAGCAGGTCACCAAACCCTTTAGGCTCGCCCTTGGCGTTGACCGGCGACAGGCCCCAGGTATTCCAAAGCATGTATTGAAGCTCTTCCATTTTCAGGCGCGACAGGCCGCGACCTTCCAACGGAGGGGCAATTATCTTGCGCCCTTGTGCCTTGAGAATCTGCCCATGCAACTGCACTTGACGCAATGTGCCGACCAGCAGCAACTTGGCCGTTTCCATTGTGGTTACATCAATCAGCATGTAGTGTGTCATTTCGTTTCCTCGCTCATGGGGTAGGGGAAGCGGCCAGTGAGAATCGCCGTAAATTTCCCCGGTTGGATCAGCTGGGTGGCGACCTCTGCCACCCAGCGAACCGAGATGATATTTTATCCCGGTCGCCTTTTTCATTTTTTGGCGGCTTCACGCTCGGACATCTCCTTTTGCACTTGACGCCAGAGTTGATATTGGGTGCGGGCCGTGTAAAACGCCACGCCTTTTTCCTGTGCGGCGGCAATAACATCCTTGCGAGCGGCACCAGCCATTTTGTCGGCCAAGTCCCACACCAGACGGCAAGGGCTTTCGACGGTTGAACGATTCACAATCGGCTTGGTTTCGGCCTTGACTCGCTTGGCTTTGGGTTCTTCAACAGCGGCGGTCTTGAGCGTGATCTCGTTCAGCGAAACGATCTTGCCAGCGAGGCCGGTTGCCTTGGCAGCGCGAGCAGCGGCACGGCCAGCATACACGCCAACCACGTAGTCGGCATTGACGATGAACCAAGGATTCTTAATTTCGCGAACGGAGGCGGCGAAGGCTTCGGTAACGATGTAAGTAGTGGTCATTTGATTTCTCCTGAGTGGTGGTCGTTGGTCAGCGCCCGCTGATCCATGTGCTTATTATAGGGCGAGGATTTTAATAAGCAACTACTTTTTGCACTCAGATGAGAAATATTTTTCAAGCAGACATTGTATATATGTAGAACGCGCTAGGGGCGTTTGTTTCTTTCGGGCATGCAATCACCTGGGCGACGCCTAGAACGTTGAGTGTGGCGCGATTCCTACAGGTTAAAAGGGGATTTCACCGAGCCATTGTTCCCCACATGAGAAAACAATAACGTGGGCGGGCGGTTTAATGTTGAACAGCGAGCAGCTCTCAGTTTTCTCGTTCCATGCATCGCAATTAAGGCAAGACCGAAAAACTTGCCGGTCAAGCATCTCTTGATGAATAACGAGCGAAGCATCTGCAATTTGTTTTAGTCGTTCTTGAGGTGTCATGCCTCCACCTCGCCGGAAATGTCGCCAGCGGGGAAGCGTTTCCAGGCAGGGCCAAAAGGGCCATACCCTTCATCAACCCAAGAAAGGTACCCCTCCCGGTGTCTCCAACAGATCGACTTCACCCTCTTCATGGCTGGCTTGCGGGGGCGAGCGCGGTAGTTCCTATCTGCATACCACGCCGCCTCTCTCCACGTTTCCCATGTTAAGTTATAAAGTTGGTTTTCAATCTCCATCCCTGCCACTATCGCCTCGACAACTTCGGTGATGCTGTTCAACTCTTTCCATTCATTACTCATTCTGTTTCTCCAAAACCGTTGCCGGTAAAATCGTAACCTAGTATATCGTCATACTTGGACTTCAACCATACACGTATATGGATAGGTTCCTTTAATGAGTCAATTAGTTCCATCGCCTCGGCAGTTGTATCAGGCGGCGGATAACCAATTGATCGCTCCCTCCACCAATCCCTCGCTTTCTTTGACGCGAATCCGTTATGCTCAAGGCATACCCATTCTTTGAACATTCGTAAACCGCAATAATAGCTGACCTGTATTGAGTCGGGAAAATCCTGCTTGTGGTGCTTGGAATACGTTACTCGGTCGACCTTGAAGATCGCCGTTTTAACTTCTTGAGTTGCAATAAGTTCATCCGTACCAGCCTGTTCGCTAATCTTAAGATGCTTGGGGAATTCAGCCGCGCAACCTGCACAAAAGCGGACACTCGCATGATTGTACGTTCCACAGACCTCGCAAACCTTGACCGGGGCTTGCCCTTTCCCCTTTCCCTTTTTCCGAGGCAGAACCGGATCGTTAATCGGGCCGAGCCTCCGCGTGTTACCGGCAAAGTCGAGTACAAGGCAATTCTGCTTCGGCCCGTTCTTAATTGCAGCATGACGCCCTTCTACAGTTGAAAGATCAAAACCCGAAGCATACACAGGGCGAGTACCGCGGCCGAGCATTTGCACCCAAAGCCCGGGAGAAAGTGTTGCCCTGAGCATGCCAATAAGATCAATGCCAGGAAAGTCGAAACCTGTGGTATTACCAACCACAGTAACTCGTCCTTTGCGTCTTGTCACAATGAAGCCGGTGTCTGAGGTTACGCACCAGGTTTTTAAATCTGTTGAGAGTCTTTCGGCATATGGTTTGTTAATTTCAGTCAAAGAAGCTTCCGCTGCTTTTTTCCACCGCAAGGTGTATTGCTGCTTATGAGTACCAGCTAGAGGCGGCCGTTTTTCGGTTATTGAAATCCGATAACCTCTGGAAACTCCAACTGCTTGCAGTTTATCATAAAGCTCTTTTTGAGTTCCAGTAACGGCCCAGCCTTCGGAAGAAACGTTTTCGCCAGAATAATGGTTTCCGTCCGCTAACCAAAAACCGCGTAGCATGGCGGCGAATTGCTCTTCCGTTAACTCGAACAATTTTTCCGAGCCCGCTTTGTTTAACCAATCGGTGTATTTTCGCCAACTGCTGCAATTCAAATTCCAACGAATAGCTGTTCCGTGCGAATGCTTAAAACTATGCCTAGAATGCAATATCCCAAGACGGTTAAGCAACTTGTCAACCCATTGCACAATAACCGGATAAGCGTTCGACTGAGTTAAAGAGCATTCCCAACCATAACCGGAAGAAGGTTTGCGCTTATAAAGGGTTCCGTCTCCTAGCCAAAATCCGATGAAAGAGCATTCATCTGACGATAACTCAATCGACATCTCCGGAACAAAGTTGCCGCTGATCGGGTATCTATATCTTCGATTTCCTATCAACTCTTTAGCGGCTACGACTTTCCACGACTTCGAGTTCTGAAACTTGACCAGCATTCTATGGTTATCGGTAACCCGGTAACCCATCGTCCGCCCTTCTCCCACTACAAATTGCTCATTGGGAAGAAGGTTACGCTTAACTATGAATTTAGGATGATTGAACGTAATTTGACCGGTTAGGTGATAGCTGGCGATATGATGGGAGTAAGACATTTCCTCCATCCCGACCCACCCCTTTTTAGTCAAAATTTGTGTCTCAGAATCCAGGCATAAAATGCCGTTGTTTATCATCGCCCGATACTTGCCGGCGACAAACTCGGCAATTCTCGAGTCCCGTAGATCGGCGGACATTTTTGAATGGACGAACGTGGCAGCGACGCCCATCGACTGGAGGCAATTTGCTACGTGCTCGGCATGCTCGATCCCTGAAGCGAACAGCAACCAATGCTCGCGGTCGTGACCCCACTGCCGCAGTTCCTGGCAAGCGGCATAAGTGATCTCGCTTTTATCGACTGCCGCTTGCAATTCGTCCTGTTTGTACTCGCCGCCATGAATATGCACTTCGGATAGATCAAACTCGGCCGCGGTCGTCCTCGGGATCAGCGTAGCCAGGTACCCTTGGTCGATAAACCAATTGAAGGCATCCATGCGAGTCAAGTCAAAGCAGACGTCCGTGAATATCCCGCCTGATTCCGTCAGCATGCCGTGACCTAGTCGGTAATGGGTCGCGGTGAATCCTATCACTTTGAGTGAAGGGTTTATGGATTTCAGGACATCAATGATAACCCGATACATAGTGGTTTCTTTTTGGGAAACCAGATGGCATTCATCTATCAGCAGCAGGTCGATCCGTCCGAAGATAGAAGGCGAGGCCTTGGCGACTGAGGCGACGCCACCGAACGTTATTGGACAGCCTTGTTCCTTGCGCTTGAGTCCTGCGGAATAAACCCCGGCCGGCGCCTCAGGCCAAAGCTGGAGCAGTTTGTCAAGGTTCTGGCTAACGAGTTCTTTAACATGGGTCAGCTTCATAACCCGCGTCCCGGGATAGGTCTGCAAGGCGCGCTTGATAAACTCGCCTAGCACAATCGACTTGCCGGTGCCAGTTGGCATGGCCACAATTGGGTTGCCTGTTTTCCCGCTGGCGAAATACTCGAAGATTGAGCAGACCGCGGCTTCCTGATAATCGCGGAGGATCACGAGCAAGCCTTGAATGCAGTATTCATCTCGTAGCGGTCACAACCTTTCCGCTGCCAGTCAGGACTCAGCGGGGCATTGTCAAACTCGGATAGCCAGGGTTCAACACAAAACCACTCGCCCTTGTCTCCAACCCGAGAATGAAGACAGGTCCGGCAATTGCGAGCGGGCGGAACCCCGGGCTTATGGCAAACCTCCTTGTGATCACAGAATTTGCAACCAAACCATGACGGAGATTCATTGATCCGCTTTGGCGGAGTGATCGCCTCAATTACAAATATGGCCCGTTTGGCATACTTGCCGTAGATGATCGGATCAAACTGTACCAATTCAGCATGCAGTGCGTCCGTATTTTTATTAACCGCCATGTAGAGCGACCATTTAAGATCGTAGTACGCCATGTACATTTGCTGCTGCACAAAGTGTTCCCATTTCGCAGCAGTAACTCCGGCTTCGATAAGCTTAGTAAAGGATTTCTCGCCATGGGTTTTGAACTCAGCCAGGCAAACTTCGTTAGCAGGAAGATCAGGAATGCCTTCAACAACGGCATCCAGCGAGCCTCCAAAATGGCCACGATGCCCGGTTATTCGGAATTGCTTGCCATCAGTCGTATGTTGCCAGACTTCGCAACCGATCATTTTAAGCAGAGCTACCATGCGCGGTTCTTCGAGATGACCGCGGTTGAACAGGCGAAGCATGCGCCCGTCAAATTGTTTGCTTGTTGCCCAGCGAAACGAATACCACAATTTCCGGTCGCAGTTGCGGCCGATCAATGACGCGCCAAGATGCGTCCGGAATTCTTCGTTCTTAGTGTCGTATGCATCGCCGGCCAAGGGCATCAGGTCTTTCAATAGGCCGCGGAACTTTGCGCCCTGATCCAAGGTCAATGCTGCCTCAATGGCGGAGAGGGTTTTGGTTGCTATAAGCATTTCATGCTCCCGTTAGTTTGGTGAGCGGCGGGATCACTGTTTGCATCACCGACCGTTCCTTGGCTGCACCGTTCAGTAACCTGAAGTCCGCCGCTCACCAAACCGCCCTCTTGCAAAGGCGGGTAAAGCAAAACCGCTTACGGCTTGGGTTGCAACCAAGGTGGAACGGCGGCGCCGGCAGGAGCAGCGGGAGGGGCAACCGGAGCAGCGGGAGGGGCAACCGGAGCAGCGGGCGGTGCGTATGCCGGTGGCGGTGCGTATGCCGGTGCAGCGGGAGCGGGCGGAGGTGGCGGGATAACCGGGGCATGAGCAACAGCCTGTGGAATAGCGCCATCCAATGCCTTGTAGCCCTTGACCTCGTTGCTTGCATCGCGCATAACACCATCAGCACCAACACCAGCAGGACGAAGACTGACCTTGACTTGAAGCGGGCGGTTATGCAGGACAGCCGAGTCAGCGACCTGAATGACGCCGGTGGCATGACAAATAGCCGAGAGGGTTTTGAAGGCGATCTCAACTGCTTGCGGATTATTGTTTTGCAAGTTAAGGCGATCAAAGAACTTTTGACCGGCGTACTCGGGCGGGGCAAGGATAGTAAGTTCGCATTCCAGGTAAGCCCCGCTAGCGTCTTTGGTCGGCTTCATTTCGGAAGCGGTCATCATGCAGGGATACCAGCCAGCGGGTTTCGCTTCTGGGGCAACGCTTGGTGCTACTTGGCTGGCATCAAAATTTAGGGTAGCAGACATATTAAGTTTCCTTTATAGTTGAAATACGGCGGTTATGAAATTGTGTTAAAGGCGATGCCCATCTGCAATTGGACGGTTCGTAGTTGCCATCTGGGTCAATTCGATCCAGAGTTCTTTCTTTCGGCCGCTCGCCCATATCGGCCAAGAAATTCTTAAAATCCTTCCATCGTTCGCAAACTGTTATTCCGCGACCTCCGTAAATCGGAAACGATCTATGCCCAGCATAAAAGCAACGCGCTCTCATCGCTGTCCAAGACCAATAAGTCGCTGAGAACATTCCCACATGAGCATGATTATGTTTCGGTCGCCCTTGCTTCAAAATGCAACCGCAACTTAATTGTCCTCTAAAAAGGAATTGAGTTTGTAAAACCACTTCTTTCCCACAATCGCACAAACATATCCAAGCCTTGCTCCCTCTTATCTTATCAGGGGAAACGCTTTGACAGATTAACATACCAAACCGTCGCCCTGTCAAATCCAAATGCTTTGTCATTCTAGTCTCGATTGAAAACGTCAAGGCCAGATGAATTATATATATCGTTGGCCAAATAATTCCAGCCCTTTTCCCGGGGAATTTGGATGTCCTGGATCACCCCGAAACGATTGCCGGCAACGTAACCCGGGGTTCGATTGATTGCCAGGATTCGCCCAGTGTTGGCACTGACCCCTTTGACCAAGGTTTTCGCCTTGTCTTCTGAGATGAATAAGGGCTCATGCAGGAACCCGACAATGTCCGCCCACTGCGTTAACATTTCGCGCTTGCCGTAGGCCTTCTGATTCTTGGGCGAATGCAACAGCAAGTCCCAAGTGTCATACTCGCCGAAGGCAGGGTCGATCACCTTGGCGGCAAATACATGACAGGTCAGCACAATATTGACCGCGCCGTTTGTTGCGATCCAATCGCAGCAAGTCAGGAAATTGCCGAACAGTTCATTGGCATACTGATAGGCCTTTCCGTATCCGCCGAGCGCGCTTTCCATGGTCAAGGCTTTTTTGTTGTTATTGGCAAAGGTCGGATCAGAGCGAAGAACGGCGGCATGGATCAATCGTTCCAATGCTGTTGCACTATCGAACACTAGAGACCGGTAGGGAAATTGCCCTTGTTGAAGTTTGGCGATCACTTCGTCTAACAGCGTCAGCAGGTCGGAGAAGGATTCGAGCATGGGCGTTTTGTTGATCTGCACGCCGGCAAACCCTTGCTCCAACGGAACGAGTAATGCCCGAGGCGCGGAGCAGGCCAATGTGGTCTTGCCCACCTTCTCAACACCCGATATGACCACACGAATACCGGTGGGTTTAGAGGAGTGGCTGACATAATCAAGAATGCCCATTATTTTCCCGCCTCATCTTCGAGTGACGTTACCAGCCCATCGAAATCTTCAGAAGGGCCAAGAAGGTCAGCTAACGGCCGGACAACCTCTTCTAGGTCAAGGCCGTACTCTTCGGCCAAGCAAGAAAGATAGTCCTCTCGATTAGCATGCCCGTTGTCTTTGTATATTTGATGCATAACATTCCTTTAATGGGGACCGCCTAGCAAGCCTCAAACGGTCCAGTTCTCCTAGAACACTCGTGATGTTCAGTACCTGCGAACTAACTACATTATAAAAGGACTTTCCTTAGTCGTGCGGGTTTGAGCTATGCGAAGTAGAACCAAATACCCCAGCAAGTCCCAGACTACGTCCTCATCCTCATCCGCTTGCTCGTTAACCAGGCGACTAAGTTTGTCGTCAATGCGAACCTTGATCTGCTCGACTGCCGACGCCCGGGAAAAGATGCGTTTTGGATTAAGTGCGGCATCGCCGTATTTGCGGTTTTTCTCGCGAAGCATGTTATCAAGCTGCTTGAGAACAAGGGTCACTTCCTGCTCAAAGCTCGGAGGATTAGCCATTGTCGACCGCCTTCCATAAAGAGGGACGCCGAATTTTTCCAGTCTGCGCCGGTCGGACACAGACAACCCTTTTTTCTTTAGCCAGCGTCACCAACGCCCGACGAACGCATTCCGGCGAGACTCCAACAGCTTCGGCAAGTTGATCCGGCTGAGCGCTTCTTGCTGCTTTAAGGTGAGTCAAGACCGCTGACTGAGTTTTTCCGTAAGCCGGGCTGCGTTTGTCTTCTTTCCGCCTCATATCCGGGGCTTGCATTATTCGGACATTTTGCTCAGGCAAAGGGAAGATCATTGGATTAAACAAACTAGCAAGCAAGTTCATTTTGGGGCCTTCAATTCCAGGACAGGGGAAGCGGGCTTGCTGGTCATTGCGTCATCGAAAACCTTGGCAGCAATCGGATTGATCTGCACCAATGCCTTGTAGGCCTTAGTGTCAAGTTCAGGCTTGTACCTGACCAACGGATCGGGGTTGACCCCGATCTCCCGCAACTGGGCATTGACGGTCGGAAGCATTGCCTCGTCAATCTTGCGGTCAATTTTGTAGTTCGCTCTGAGCACCCAGCCCTGCTCTAAGTCAAGGGTATTGACGCCTTCGACCGGCTCTGGAAAAAATGTCGCCATCATTTCTTTCCGGAGTTTCATCTCATTTTCAATTGCTTCTTTGGCCTTAGGCAATGCCGCAAGCGCGGCAGACCAATGAGTAAATAACACTGTTTGTTCCAAGGTCATGTTCTCATGCTCCTGTCGAACCAAGCCCGTTTTGACCGCGTATGGTCTCGGGTAAGTCATCGCAAACATCGAACTGAACTTGCTCAACCGGGAGTATCATCGCCTGAGCGACGCGGTCTCCTTTGCGAACGTGTAAAAAGGAGCGAAGCTTGTCTGTCTGTAACTTGACTAAAATTTCTCCGCGGTAGTCGCTATCAATAATGCCAACGCAATTGGCCAGACGAACGCCGTTCTTAAAGCCGTGTCCGCTACGTGAAAAAATCAACATTACATGACCGTCGGGAACGGCGAAGGCCAATCCAGTAGCAAAAGTTTCGGACATGGGAAACTCGAGTGTTTTATCAACAATGCTATGCAAATCAAAACACGCAGCTCCAACGGTCGCATAGTCTGGAATCTGAGCATCTGGATGCAGTTTTTTAATTTTGACGAACATTTATTTCCCCTTTGTTAAATGATGTCCCATATTAACTTGGCAAACTATCAAGGTCAATAGTAGTTTAGAACAAGTATTATTGACCCGTTATTATTATGTTGCCCTTAATTGATTTTGCAATATAATGACCCTTCAATACCAGGAGAGAACAACATGGCATCTTCAAAGAAGACAGAACCCTTTGACCAACCGGGGTCGCTAATGCTCAGAACAATGCAGCTTCTGAAAGAAGAAGATCTATTGAAAGTGTATAGCGACACTAAAATTTCCTTTTACTGGCTCCAGAAATTTGTAGCGGGCGGCTTCAAGAATCCCTCGGTTAATCGAGTCCAATATCTATTCGAACATTTAAGCCAACAACGCCTTATCTGATCGGAGGCGTCATGTTTTCCAAACTCAGGAATATCCCGAGCGAACTACAATCGCTCAATCAATGGGTGCTTTGGCGGTACGTTGAAAAAGACGGCAAGCAAACCAAAATACCCTACACGTTCACCGGAAAAGCCGCTAGCGTTATCGATCCGCAAACATGGTGCAGTTTCGAACAGGCGTTGGCGGTATGCGGTGGCTTTAACGGAGTTGGGTTTGTCCTGCATCACACCGATCCATTTACCATCATCGACCTGGATAACAAGCCGGAGCATCCCTGCACGCCGGAACAACTTGAACGGCATACTAAAATCTATGAGGCGTTCGATAGTTACACCGAGCGCAGTGTGTCCGGCACCGGGGTGCATATCATCGTTAGCGGTCGCGTTCCAAGCGGGGTGCATCGGGACAACGTTGAGGCCTACAGCACCGGTCGATACATGATTTGCACCGGTGACGTTATCCGGAATACTCCGATACGAGATCACCAGCCCATGCTCGACCTGTTATACGGCGAAATGAAACCGCCCGAGACAACTACGCTAACTGACATTGACAGCATCTTGGATGATAAAGAAGTTTGTGAGATGGCCATGAGGGCGATCAATGCTGACAAGTACAACGCCCTTTGCCGTGGCGAGATCGCCGAATACCCCAGTCAATCGGAAGCCGACTTCGCCCTGCTCTCGATTATTGCGTACTACACCCGGGACAACGAACAGGTCCGCAGGATGTTCCGCATGACAGCGCTAGGCAAACGAGCTAAGGCAACTCAAGACAACGTTTATCTTAATCGATGCCTTGAGAAAATTCGAGCGACGCAACCAGCCCCCATTGACCTGTCCACACTTGTGGCCAATGCTACTGCTGCAATGAAACCCAAGGCCGAGCCCGTCGTACCGAAAAATCCCCCTCTCCCCGGAATGACGTTGCCTCCCGGATTGATCGGTGAGATGGCACAATACTTCTACAAGACGGCAATCCGGCCTGTCCCAGAGATTGCCCTTGCCGCGGCCATTGCGCTGGCCTCCGGCGTTTGCGGACGCGCCTACAATGTGTCCGGCAGCGGATTAAATCAATACCTAATCCTGCTCGCTCGAACCGGCGCTGGCAAAGAAGGTGCGGCGATGGGCATTGACAAACTCATTGCCGCCGTTCGACCTCAACTCCCAATGGTCGAAGAATTTATCGGACCGGCAGCATTCGCCTCGGGACAATCGTTAATCAAAGTGTTGAATAACAAACCGTGCTTTGTTTCGGTGCTGGGTGAGTTCGGGCTAACCCTACAACAGATCAGCGATGGCCGCGCCAACAGTGCTGAAAAGATGTTGAAAAAAGTATTGCTCGATCTGTATGCCAAGTCAGGCTGGAATTCAATATTGCGCTCCAGCGTGTATTCCGACATCGAGAAGAATACGAGTTTGGTGCAAGCGCCGAACGTCACCATCCTTGGCGAAAGCACCCCGGAAACATTCTTTGACGGGCTGGACGCCTCCCACATTGCCGAAGGCCTGATCCCTCGCTTCTCGGTGATCGAATACACCGGCCCTCGCCCTCCCCGCAACCAGAACGCCCATACCCCGCCAGATCAATCGCTCATTCAACGCTTTGCCGACCTGTGCGCCGTCAGCATTACGACCAGCAATAACAACGTTTGCATTCATGTTCAATTCGATAACCACAGTGTTGCCCTGATGGACGAGTTCGACCGGCACGCCGATTCAATTATGAATGAATCCAAGGTCGAGGTCGAAATGCAGATCTGGAATAGGGCTCATTTGAAGGCATTGAAGCTGTCCGCCCTGCTTGCGGTCGGGGTCAATCCTCATCAACCCATCGTTACAACTGACCTGGCTGAATGGGCAATTTCATTCGTTTCTCGCGATTGTGCATTGCTTGCAGGGCGTTTCTCAGCGGGTGACGTAGGCAATGGCGATAGCAAACAGTTCCACGACCTCAGGCGCATTGTGAATGAGTACTTCACACTGAGCGCAGAAAAACAAAACGGGTACGGCGTTTCCACTGCAATGTTTAAAGCGAAAGTCATCCCGTATTTGTACCTGAGCCGACGAACAGTTAATCTAGCAGCGTTCAAAGTTGACCGAGTTGGGGCTACTGCTGCGTTGAAGAAAATAATTCAAGGGTATCTTGATTCTGGTTTGTTGATCGAGATACCTCGCCCGGTAATGGATAAGACTTTCGGTTTTTCCGGCGCTGCTTATGGTGTTGGCAAACATTGGAGCAATGTGAATTAAAAAGCAAGGGCAATATATAATGGCGTTTTAAGGGGTAACTCGTTGGATACAAACAGGAAAGCGGCAAATGTGGATATAATGTTGTAAATAACAAAACAAAGGGTCACATAACAGGGCATTGTATTTTGTATTATATTCATTATATCCTTATATTACATACATACATTATTGATTTCTAACGACATTTTTTGTAAAGATTCGATATAATCCCCCTTAAAAGGGCAGCAAGTGATTGATTTCTAACAACAAGGGTAAAAAGGAGGGGCAAAATGGTGATAAATGCGAGAGACAAAGGACAAAGAGCTGAACGGGATATTGTCAGGGCATTGCAACCGGTGGTCATAGATGAGTGGCAGAAAGCAGGTAGAGAAGGGCCAGCCCCAAGCTTAGAACGAAACCTCATGCAGTCACACAAGGGAGGCCACGACATTGCTGGATTAGATTGGCTGGCGATTGAAGTCAAGCACCAGGAAAAATTCCAAGTTGCAAATTGGTGGGCGCAGACAAAGCGACAAGCTGCTGAGCTTGAACTAAAAACGGGCGAGAAGGCAGAACCAATATTGTGTTATCGCAGGAAC